ACTGAGATGAGAGTTGTAAAAGATGAAGAAGGAGAGAAAGTAGATGAGCACATTACAGTTGCCAGTTCAAAAGATTAAGGCTACAAGTCTTAGTCCAAGAAAATTAATTATTTATAGTAAACCTAAAGTAGGTAAGACATCAGCATTAGCTGAATTACCTGATTCATTGATTCTAGATTTAGAAAATGGTACTGATTTCTTAGATGCTGTAAAGATTAAAGTTAATAATCTTACAGAATTAAGAGAAGCAGGAGAAGCTATTTTAGCTGCAGGAAAACCCTACAAATATTTGATTGTAGATACTGTAACTAAATTAGAAGACATGTGCGGAGAATTGGCTTGTAAACTTTATAAAAATACGCCAATGGGTAAGAGTTTTGCAGGAACTAATGTCCTGACTCTACCTAATGGTGCAGGTTATTTATATCTTAGAGAAGCTGTAATTAGTGTTACTACTTACCTAGAGACTCTTGCAGATGTTATTATCTATCTAGGACATATTAAATTAAAGTCTATTGAGAAAGCAGGAAAAGAAGTTTCTGCTATGGATTTAGACTTGACAGGTAAAATTAAATCTATGATGTCTGCAGATTCTGATGCTATTGGTATGTTGTATAGAGAAGGTAATAAAACTATCTTGTCTTTTAAAACTACTGATGACATTATATGTGGGGCTAGACCTAAGCATCTAAAGAATCAAGAAATAGTTTTATCTGAAATTGATGAAAAAGGAAATTTTATTACACATTGGGATAAAGTTTTTGTAGATTAAGTAAGGCTTATGCCTCTATATTTTATTTTATATTTTATGATTATTTGAAACAAATTTTTAAATTAAAAAACATATGTTTACGACAAAAGGTCTTAACACAGAAAAAAAATTAAGTAAATACATTTCTTATGGAAATCATCTATTAAGAATTAATTCAATTGAAATTAAAACTGCTCAATCTGGCAGTAAACAGCTTATCTTCCATATGGAAAGTCCTGAGATTAAAGCTCAAGGCTTTGTTCCTGAAGAAGGTTATAAAGGTCAAGTAGGAAAGATTGCTTTCCCTGGATCTTATCTTAAAATGGATAATCAAACAGCAGTAAAAGAATTTAATACTGCTGTAGGTGTAATTGCAGATACTCTTGGAGTTAGAAAAGAGCTAGATAACATTAATGCAGAATCTTTTGATGATTATGTAGCAGCTATTGAGCCTTTAATTACCAACAAATATGCTTGGTGGGCTGTAGCTGGTGAAGAATACATCAAATCTGATGGTAAGATTGGTACTAAACTTAAAGTTAGAAGATATAATTTTATCTCTAGCCTAGAGAAAGGTGAGCCAGGTCTTAAACCTTTTGATGCTTCTTTAGCTTATAACTTGAAAAAAGTTGAAGCTCCAGATCCTACTGCAGTTAAGCAGGATTTACCATTTTAATAATAGTTTTTTAGTAGTTAGTTAGTTTTGATGATTAGAGGGAAGAGAAATCTTCCCTCTTTTTATTTTATATTATGTTTGGAACCAAAAATATTAATACATCTAAATTATCTCAAAATAGTATTCTAGAACAAGTTTCAGAATATGATCTTTGGAGATATTATTTAGGAGAAGTACAAATAGGTAAAGTATTCAAGTCTCCTTTAAGAGAAGATAATAATCCATCAGCATCTTTATTTGTAACTTCTACAGGAAAAGTTCTTATACAGGATTTTGGATTAGGTAAAGCTATTAATATTTTTAGCTTTTTAAAATTAAAATATAACTTAGATTATCATCAAGTTTTAGTTATGATAGATAGAGACTTTAATTTAGGTCTTTGGACTCATACTAATATAGTTTATACTCAAGTAACTAAACCTGTAATAACTAATTATAGACCTACAGCAGAAGCTTATGCTAAGATATTAATTAAGAAGAAGAAATATACTAAAGAAGAGTTAGAATATTGGACAGATTACTGTATTAATCAAGAGACCTTAGATCTATATAAAGTTTATAGCCTAAAGTGTTTTTGGATTAATAAAGGAGATAACATGTATCAGTATTGTAATACAGAGAAGAATTTTATCTTTTGCTATGACTTAGATAATGAAAAATACAAGATATATCAGCCTTTAAATCATAACTATAGATTTATGACAAATGCTGGAGCAGATATTCTTCAAGGTGTAAATCAACTTAAGAAATCAGGCAAAACTTTGATTATTACAAAAGCTTTAAAAGATGTTATGGTCTTAAAAGAATTAGGATATAATGCTATTGCAGTACAATCTGAAAATTCATTTCCTTCTCCAGAAACCATATTAGCCTTAAAAGATAGATTTAAAACTTGTTACATATTTTTTGATAATGATAGAGCAGGTCAAGAATCTTCAGATAAATTATGTAAAGATTATGATCTTTTGAAGATAGAAATACCTAAAGAATTTAAATCTAAAGACATTTCAGATTTTATTAAGAAATTTGGAAAAGAAGAAACATTAAAAAATTTAAAACTGTGGCTGAAATTATGACATTAGCAGAATATAAAGAAGAGGTAGAGTATTTTTATAGAGGTTGGGAAAGATGTTATGATAATACTAGTTATCCTACAAATGAAAAAGAAGCTCAAATTAACTTAAAACATCTTAAAACTTTTGTAAAAATACATATGAAAAGTTATAAGTATACAGGTAAACTATTTGAAAAAATAGCAGGAGAAAGATTTATGTTAGATAACCCAAAATATTTTAAATATGACAAAAAAAGAAAGTGATGAATATCATAATAGAGTGAGTACCTGGATTGAAGCTTGGACAAATTCTGCTCTTACAACTGGAAAAAAATCTGTAGTAATATCAAATGTAAGTAATTGGGGTAGACCTGAACCACATTGTTCTTATATAAGATTAATATATATCTTAGTAGGAGGACATAGAGTTCTTTTAAATAAATATAAAAAATTATGAAAAATTATTATAGAGAATACTTAGATAAAGAAGACGGTTTTCCTGAATGGACTGCTAATGAGCCTCAAGAGGATCTACTTGAATATATAAGGTATTTACCTGCTGGAATAAATTATAAATATTTAGTATGTTTACAAATAAATACATGTAGACAATTTATCACATTATTTGAACATCCTGATTTTAATATAAAAACACCATGACAAAATATAAAGAATATACAGATTTTATAAAAACAAAAAATATAGGTCATACAATGGAGAAGCAACTCTTTTATTACTTAAGATATTATGAACCTCCAGTTTATAATACTAAAGAGTTTATATTTCATCAAATACAAATTTGTAGAAAAATTTTAACTTTGCATACATATCCCAATTTTAAAATATGAAAATATTAAAACAAAAAGATTTAAAAAGATTTAGAGAAAAACACCAACCTAAAATTGATCCTATCTCTAATCAAGTAATAGTAAATCCTACTTTAGATCACTGTCATACTACAGGCTATTGTAGAGGAGTTTTAGACTCTAGTACAAATTGTTTTTTAGGAAAAGTAGAAAACGCCTTTAAAAGATATATTAAATATCAAGGAGAAGATTTAAGATCTGTGTTACCTAGATTAGTAGAATATATAGAAAATTATCCTTTAAGATCTCTTGAAGTCATACATCCTAAATCTGTACAATTAAATATAAGAAAATTTGGAAGATTAAAGGCAATACATCAAGAAAAAATATTAAAAATTATAAATGTTCCTAATGCAGAAATAAGTAACTGTAAAACTAAAGCTGAAAGAGTTAAACTATATAAAAAATACTTCTTACATGACAAAAACATCTATAAATTTTGAAAAGTATCAGAAAAAAATAAAAAACTTTGAAGAATCACTTACAAGATGGTCACTTGAAAGTCTTAGATCTAATATTAGGACTTTTTATTATGAATCTGAAAATTTTACTTGGATTCAATTTTTAGCTGAGAAAATAACATTTGCTAGAATATTAATGAATAAAAATTATAATTTTAATAAACATGACTTATAAAGAATCTTTAAAAAACATTGAAAAAAATTCTCAATGGCATACTGCATCTAATAGAGATTTATATCATGAAGGATTTTTAACAATATCAGATAAAATGCTTCAAAGTAATAGAAATTTTGTAATGGATAAAATACCATATGTTTATGTAGATATAATAACATATAAATTATTTTTAGGAAGAATGTTATTAAATAGAAATTTTAAATTTTAATCAAGATGGAAAAATTTAATGAATATTATACTTTTTATAAAGAGAAAGCTGATAAATTTAAATGGATAAAATTATCAGAAGAACAAATTTTAAAACTTCTGAAAATTGCTGTACATGCTAAACCTTATACTTGTAATTTAGCTGAACAAATAGTATTATGTAGATTAGCTTTAGATAAGAATATAAATTTTAATTAATATGAAAAAATTTTTAAAAGAGTTTAAAGATTTTAAAAAAAGAGCAGAAGAAAATCATTGGGGTAGTAGATCAAATAAATGGTTTCAAAGAACAATAAAATTACAATCTATGTTAGATTATACATCAAGTTTAGCAGAGCAGATAACTTTATGTAGAATAATGCTCACATATAATAAAAGTTTTGATGATGAAAGTTTTGAATAAAACTTTAATAAGTAGAGTATGAAATTTAAAATAGATTATAAACATAAAGTTTATAATACATTAAAGTATAATCCTTATTTAACAACATGTATGGAGGCTTTAGAAGCTGATGATTATACAGCTTTTAGAGTCTATTTAGACATGGCTCTAGATGATGTTAAAAAAGGATTAGAGTATAGACATATCATAGATGATGGAGACAGATGTCTATGGAATGGGATAGTAACTCAATATAAGGCTATTACAGCCCTTTATACGGAGTTTATGGAAGAATATGAGTCTTATATAGACTCTAAAGAGAAAGTGCATCAAAATGGCTAAAACTGTTGTTATTTGTGATGCTGACAGTATCCTGTATGCTACTGCTTTTTCTAATAAGGATAAGACCTTAGAAGAGGCTCTAGAGAATATGGATTTATTTTTAACTCAAATTGCAAATGCATGTAATGCAGAGGATATCTTACTATGTCTTACAAAAGGACCTAATTTAAGAGATCAATACGCTATTACAAAACCTTATAAAGGTAATAGAAAAGATAGGGAATTACCTAACTTTTACCATGAGCTGAGGGCTCATATGACTGAGAAATGGAATGCTTGGACTCAACCAGGATTTGAAGCTGATGATCTAATATTTATTGCAAGAACAGAATACAAGAAACGTTTTCTGGAGAAGAGAATAATATTAGCTGTCAATGACAAAGATTGTTTGCAATATCCAGGTACATATATAGATTACAAAAAAATGATGTTTATACAGCTTGAAAAAGGTGAAGCTGATAAGAATTTTTGGACTCAAATGATTGTTGGAGATAGTACAGATAATATTTTAGGTATAGAAGGTTCAGGCATAAAAGCTGCTGAGAAACTTCTACATAATGATATTTATACTGTAGATTATCCTCAAATTGTTTTAAGAGAATATATTAAGAAATATGGAGAAAAAGAAGGAGTAAACAGATTTTATGAAAGTTATAAACTACTAAAGTTGTTGGAAAGTTGTCAGGAAGCAGGATTAGAACCTCATCAGGTTCCTAAACCTCAAAAAGTAGATTATGGATTTAAAGATTTATCAGAAGGAAGCATCTAGAACACTTCCAAATTTAAGTACCCAAAAAGATGATATAAATCATATGTTATTGGGCATGTTAACTGAAATAGGAGAGTTAGCAGACATTTTTAAAAAAAATCAAGCTTATGGAAAAGAAATTGACTGGGTAAATGCAAGTGAAGAAGTAGCAGATATTATGTGGTATCTTGTTAATTTTTGTAATATTACAGGAATTAACTTAGAGCATGCTCTTAATTTAAATATTGAAAAATTAAAAGCAAGATTTCCTGACAAATTTGACTCTCAGAAAGCTCTACATAGAGATTTAGATAAAGAAAGAGAGATATTAGAAAGGAGATCAGATGTATGACTGTAAAAAGTGAAGCTTCAGAGACAATTGTAGTAAATAGAAGTTTTGTATATCTCTTACCTATGATAGGCTTATCACACAATCTAAAGTTGAAAGCTATGTTAGGATTTAGAGGAGCATTTCTATTTCATAAAGATTATCCTGCATATAAAGAACACTTATTTTTACATTTTAAAGTCATTAAAGGTACTAAGAAATATCAAGAATTAGAGAATATATTTTTAAGTTCTCCAGATTTTGAATTTGAAGTTAGACCTGAAATTGATGAAGTTATATTCTGTATGAAGATTCCTGTAGAATATAAAGCAGAATTTCATAAATTTCTTGATAGCAAATATTCAGAATTTAGTGATAATTATAAGAAGAGTATATTAAAATATCATGAACTAGGAGATTTAAGTGACGTAGCTAATATTCTTTATAAAAAAGAAGAAGGATATAAAGCAAGAGAACAATTTATTAATCAAGGATTACCAGAGAGTCTATGGACTAAGATTCCAAGAGACCAAGAAATAGGCTTTCTTCTTGAGGAGATAATTACAAAAGAAACATTTGGAATTTAATTATTAATCTTTTATAAAATGAAAACAACAAACAAAACTAAAAGAAGTACTAGTACTTCTACTAAAGTAACAACACTTCCTAAAGGTGTTAGAATGATGAAAAATAAAAAATCTACAAGCTATGTAGCAAGACTAGCTTTGCTGATTAATGGTAAACAAGTCTATAAGCATGTAGGTTCTTATAGTACTCCTAAATTAGCCTACACTGCAAGAAAAGAATATATCATGAGTCTAATTTAATTTTATGGAGACAGTAGAGATTATGTTACAAAAATACTTAGAGTCTACTGATCTAAATGCTAAAGATTATTTTAGAGATTATGTACTAAATTATCTAAAAGAGAATTATAAACCAGGGAGGGACCAAACTCCCTTGGTTTTAATTCCTTGGGCTTTAAGAAAACATCATCAAGAGATAAATGTTCTTTGGAATGGAGATGCTGAAACTTTTTCAGCACATCATAAAAGAGTATTACATTATATAAAATTTAGTGAGTACATAAGAAATGCTTTAGGTAATGAATTTATATTAGTTAATCATCCTAAGTATAAGAAGGAAATTAAAGAATTAAAAAGAATTATTAAATATAATAATTAATACAATGACAAAAAAAACAGCAAATTCTGTTGCAGAGAAACCTGCAGAAAAAGTAATTATTGCAAATTTAGAAGTACCAAGTAAATATTCAGCAGATCCTGAATTAGATGCTATTTGGGAAAAGATCTGTGAAACTGCAGATCAGACATCTTTAAATTTTCTAAAAGATAATCTTTTAGCAAGATTAAAAGATAAATCTGCTCCTGCTTATTCAGTAAAAATGCTAGAATTCTTAACTCAAGAAGATGAGAAAATAGCAAAGTTCATGATTGAAGATTGGGAACACAGAGAAGTAGAAGAAAATCAGAAACAAGCTAACTTAGAAGCTGCTATGAATATTATTGAGGCAATTTATCACTTAAAAAGTGAAATTAGAATTGCTTTCTCAAGTAATAATCCTAGTGATGCATGGTGGGCTAAGTTTTAAAAATTAAAATTAAAATGATGAATCAAGATAGTGCATCAGAAAGTTTATCAAAAGCTACCAGAGACCTAATGAATAAGGAGCCCTTTTATGGGCTCTTTCTTTCAACTATGGATAGAGAGATATCTAAGGATACTCCTACTGCAGGTGTAAAGAAAAATGGTATCAACAGTGCTTTAAGTATAAATGAAGATTACTGGAATAAAGCAAGTAAAGAACTTCAGCTTGGAATATTAAAACATGAGCTATTACATATTGCTTTTATGCATATGATTATGCAGGAAAACTTTCATGATAAAGAATTGTTTAATATTGCAGCTGATATTGAAGTAAATCAACATATTGATCCTAAGTATAAAGATGAGAATTTCCTGGGCTTAGACTCCTTTCCTGGAATTAAATTAAACCCTAAACAAGGTACTCAGTATTATTACAATGAGTTAATGAAGTACCAAGGTAAGAATAAGGGCTTAGATGATCTACTTCAAGAGCTTAGAGGTAATAAAGACTCTAAGAGTATGGCTAATCATCAAGGTTGGAAAGACTTTGAGAATGCTTCTGATGCTGAAAAAGAGTTGATGAAGAAACAAATTGAGTTTCAACTAAAAGAAACTGCTGAAGCTATCAAGAATAGAGGTACTATTCCTGCAGAATTTCAAGTTCTTATAGATGAAATTCTAAAAGATAAGCCTGATTTCTTTGATTGGAAAGCTTATCTAAGAAGATTTGTAGGAGGATCTCGTATTTATTATACTAAAAAGACAAGAAGAAAAATGTCTAAGAGGTTTAATGAAAACCCAGGTCTTAAGATTAAGGAGAAGAGGCACATTATGGTTGCTGTAGATACTTCTGGGTCAGTAAGTAATAAAGAGTTTTTAGAATTTATGGGGCAAATTCATTATCTATGGAAAACAGGGACAAAAGTCACTATAGTAGATGCTGATGCTGCAGTAAGTAATGTTAAAGTATATGATGGTAAGTTTGATGGTTCAAGAACAGGTAATGGAGGAACTGATTTTGATCCTGCTATCAGATATTTTAATGAGCATAAAGAGTTTTGTACTCTAGTGTATTTTACAGATGGAGAATGTGTTCCACCTGATACTAAACCTAGAAAAAATCCTTTATGGGTAATCTCTAGCGTAGGACATAAATTAGATGGTCTACCAGGATTCCAAATCCAAATTCCAAAAACAGTTTAATTAATTACTTTAAAAATAAAATAGAATCATTATGGCGTCTAAAGGAAAGTCAAAATTAAGATTAAGAGCTCAAGAATTACGTAGTTTTTTAGAGCATGTTATTGAGAATAACATGGAACTACAAAAGAGAGGTCAAGTACCAATTGCAGTAGAAGTAGTAGGTGAAGCAGGTCTAGGTAAGACTACTATCATCAGAGATCTAGCTTTAGCTAGAGGCGTAGGTTACGCAAAAGTAAATTTAGCTCAAATTGAGGAGCTAGGAGATCTTGTAGGTTTTCCAATCAGACAATTTGAAATGTGTAAAAAAGAAGATAAAGAAATGTGTTTATGGGTTGATGAACATGCTATTGCTTCTTATGAGAAAGAGGGTTACATATTTACTGGACAAAATCAAATGTCTTATTGTCCTCCATCATGGGTTGCAGCAGCAACAGATGCTGGTGGTATCTTGTTGTTAGATGATTACACAAGAGCTGACCCAAGATTTATTCAGGCTACTATGGAGCTTATCTCTCAACAAGAATATATTTCTTGGAAATTGCCTAAAGGATGGCACATCATTTTGACATCAAATCCTAATAATGGAGAATATCAAGTTACTGAGCTGGATTTTGCTCAACAGACTAGATATATCTCTACAGAGCTTAAATTTAATGTCCAAGACTGGGCTAAATGGGCTGAGGAAGAAGGTATTGATGGAAGATGTATTAACTTTATGTTAATGCATGGTAGAGACTTTATTGAGAAAGAAGGATCTAAAGTTAATCCAAGAAGTATGGTACTTTTCTTTAATGCTATTAGTAGTGTTAAAGATTTTGGAAGTAGCTTACCTCTAATTCAGATGATGGGTGAAGGATCAGTAGGTGCTGAAGTTTCTAGTTTATTTACTCTATTTATCAACAATAGATTAGATAAATTGATTTCTCCAGAAGACATGATGAACAACAAACTTAAAGATACTATTTCTGAGATCTCAAGTGTTGTTGGAAATCCTACAAGTAACAGTTACAAAGCAGCTCATGCTAGTATCTTAGTTACTAGATTGATTAACTACAGCTTAAATCATGCAAAAGATAACACTATTTCAAAAGATTATATTGAAAGACTTGTTGATTTAGTAAAAGAAGGCGTATTTGGAAGAGACTTAAGTTTTAACTTAGTCAAACAAATCTATGCTGGAAATACTAAATTTAAACTACTTGCTCAAGAGAAAGAAGTTGCGAAGATTATAGTAAGTTAATTAAAAAATGATTAGTAAAACAACTTTATCAATTAAAGAACAACATTATGGAGGTCAAGTCAGAGATTATGATCAAACAATAATTTTAAAATCTGATATAGAGGAACTCTATAAATTTATTCAAAATAAAGTTAGTCTTAAATCTTTCAAAGGAAAGGTAGTATTCTTACAAGATACTACTTTTCCTAGATTTAAGTTAACAGAGTATTCTAAAAAGAACAATAAAATAGTTAGAACAATAAAAAATAGTACAGCAGATGCAGTAATTATAGATGTTGAAGATGTAAAAGCTATGTTAAAAAGCTTATATTATCAAAAATATGTACCTATTAATGCTGCAAATTTGACTTATCAAAGGACAGGTTATTATAATACTAATGACAAGCTTGTTCCAGATACAGTAGTAGGATTACCTATTGATGATAATAATTATTACTCAAGAGACTACCAGAAAAATAAAAATCAGATAGAACACTTGATAGAATTATATAATAATTATCCAAATATTAAAATTATTACAGCACAAGACTTAACTCAAGAAGTTAGTCAAGATTATGAAGCTATAACAGCTGATTGGGCAGAAAAATTAGATCCTCTATTAGGATCTCCAGATATGGACTCTGTTAAATTAGGCATGACTTTTATGACAAATGCAAATTTTGAAGACTCTTTATTGTATAATATGTTATTATATAATAAGCATATACAAAGAATTCAAAGTAATCCTTACTTTAATACTGTAAACTTTAAAAGTTTTAGAGACCGTTTACATAATGTAGGATATTTACAAGGAACTTATGGTTCACAGCAGTTAGAAATTGATGTTGTTAAACAATTTCTAAAGATGAAAGATAAAAATATATACAAAAGTCAAGTAGCTTTTGTAGAAAAATTAGTACGTGATAACATTTTGAGCACTTTTACTTATGAACAAACAGGATTTAAGCTAGATCCAGATTTTAAAATTAAATTAAATATAGATCCTTCTAGAATCATTGATGATGAGCTAGAAACAATAGATGAAACACAAGAAACAATACTAATATAAAAACCAAAAACCACAAGATTATGATACTAGGACAAGAAGTGCACAAGAAATCATTGAATTACATTAACAACAGAGTAAAGGATTTAGAAAATTCTAAAGACATTTTACAAGATTCTTATGTTGAATATCTTCTAAAAAAAGATAAAATTAAGAATGAGAATCATGAAGGATATTTCTATTTTATTGTAAAACATAAAACTTTAGATTATTTCAGAAGAAATAAAAAGAAGAAAGAAATATTTGAAAAAGTGTCTTTAGAATTAAGTCCTAAAGCTTATAATGATGGTCCTTATAATCATGATATGCAAATTATGTCTTCTACAAAAATGCCTGAATTTCTAGAATCTAGAATGACATTTAGTAGAAGAGAAGTTTGCTGTACTATGCTAGAAGGAGATAAAAAAATCTTTAATAAAAGAAAAAGTTCAAATGGTCCCAAAGCTTATTCTTATTCTATAAAAGATTCAGATAAGCTTACTAAAGAAGAGGCAATTAAACTTTTAGCTGATGAATTTAAGTATGATAAATTCAAAGAAGAAGTTGAAGTAAAATTAAAAGCAGATTCTGATATTACTCTTATAAGACTTCATGCAAAAGGATTTAATGCTATTAAAACTAATAGTGTTAGTTTCTGTATGAGACATTATAATAATAATACAGGAAATGAAAAAACAAAAAGATGGATCCAAATTATTTAAAAGTAAGATTTGATCTTAGACAAAGAATTTATTCTGTTTTAGCAAATGCTGAAAAAAGACCTAGAAGAACTTGCACAGATTGCGGAACTACTAAAGATGTTCTAGCTTATAATACAGCTAGATATAATATGTTTAGATGTAGATGTTGTGTAGTTAAAGGTCTGATAGAAGATTATCATGAATGTTTTCAAGATTTAGGTGCTTCTAAAAACTTGCTGATAGGTCTTGAATTTAGTCCTTCTGATTAAAAAGTAAATGTAAAACAAAATAATATGAGTTTAGATAAAGCAATAAAATACAAGAAAGAGAAAAGAGCCCCCTATCGGGGCTCTAAGTCTTTTGACTGTTCATGTAGAAATCGCGGTTCATGCTCTTGGTGCAGAAGAAATAGATTATATAAAAATTTAAAAAGATTACAAACATGAAAAAGAAATTTCCTATATTATATAAATATACTAATAAAAAACAAGTACAGCAATGGCAGATAGTAGTAGTAAAGAACAGCTTTTATACTAAAGAAGGTATACAAGATGGAGTACTTACTGAATCTAAACCTACTTATTGCAAACCTAAAAATGTAGGAAAATCTAATGAAACTACAGGAGAAGAACAAGCCTTAAAAGAAGCTGAAGCTAAATTTACAAAGAAGTTAGATGCAGGTTATAATGAAGTTTTATCAGAAGATAAAAAATTCTTTGAGCCTATGTTAGCTCATAATCTAGAAGATTATAAAGATCTTTTATTCACTGTAAGAACATTTATTCAGCCTAAATTAGATGGCTTAAGATGTATAAATAAAGATAATACTCAAAAATCAAGAAATGGAAAAGAATATTTTGCATGTCCTCATCTTAATCAAAGTGATACTACCCTTGATGGAGAGCTCTATAATCATGGTTTAAAAGAAGACTTTAATAAGATTGTTAGTTTATGTAAAAAGAAAAAACCTACTGAAGAAGAATTAGAAGAATCTAAGAATATTGTTCAAATGTGGGTTTATGATTTACCAGATTATGAAGCAGTTTTTTCTGAAAGACAAAAAGTTCTTGGTCTTGTATTAGATATACTGGATAATCCTAATTATGTAGAGGTTCCTACATATGAGGTAAAATCTCTAGAAGAGATAGAAAAATATCATGAGCAATTTCTTGAACAAGGCTATGAAGGAAGTATTATAAGATTAGACCTTGGGCCTTATGAAAAAAAAAGATCTAAACAACTTCTTAAGAAAAAAGATTTTATAGATGAAGAATTTAAGATTCTTGAGGCTATAGAAGGAGAAGGTAATAGAGTTGGAACTATAGGTAAGTTTGTTCTAGACTTAAATGATGGTACAGGTAGAACTTTTGAATCTAATGTAAAAGGAGATTTTACATACTTAAAAAAAGTCTGGAAAGACAGAAAGAAGTATATAGGAAAATCTGCTACAGTAAAATACTTTAACAGAACTCCTGCAAATAAACCTAGATTTCCTTACATTGTTAAATTGTCAAGAGAAGACTATGAATAGTATAACTAAAGAACAAAGAGAGTACTTAAATAAACTAGCTATATCTGCAATAAAAGAATTAGAATATGTACCACATTTAAAAGTATGCTCTGACTGTAAAGAACATACTGATCTTTATCAAGGAAATAGGAAAAATCTTTTATATCCTAGATGTAGGAAATGTAATTTAAAACAAGTAATAGATAATAGGTTTAATTTAGGAAGATCTTATGAAGGAAAAGTGAGATACTTAGAACATGTTGATGTAGCTACTCTAGAAAATAGAAATAGTTTATTTAAAGATGACGATTTTTCTATTTAGCATATTTGTAAGATTCAGAATTAAATACAGTATTTAATGTACCTTGTGTACTATTAATTGCAGAATAAATAGGAAGGAGATCTTGAGCTTCCTCAAAGAACTTAAGGTCTCCTTTATTATATCCTTTCTTATAGTATCT